GGCTGCGGCTGCTGTGCTGTGGAGTTGATCCATCGAGTGACCCGGCCAACGAGCGACGGACTGTTGAACCACTCCATCGGAAAATTGTTTCGGGTGCTTTTGGGTATCTTCTTGGGTGGCTCAAGGTTAGTAAGGTCTACTTTCACAGCCTTGATCGGATTCAGATCCAGATGCGGCGGAGGTGCCCACCCGTTTTGCTGTGCAAAAAAGTACAGCGATCCTGCACATATCTTGGTGGGTGGTGACTTGCTGTAGTGATCCCATCGCTGCCGGGTTTCGAGTTGGTTGTACTTACCCGAGGCTTGCGACCACTGGTCAAAGATGTGGTAACCCTTGGCTTCGGTGGCGCAGTAGATTGCCATGCCGATTTTGTTCCAGTCGTCCCATGAAAGATCCGGGTTCGGCACAAAGCGCAGGGAGTCCTCGACCGCAGCCATGGTGCCTACGAGTCCGTCATAGGATGTCTTGGCATCCTTGTTCGGGATCACGGTGGTGACGTTACCCCCAAGCTTTCGCTGCCGCAGGTTCGGCGGGATCGTCTTATAGGCTTCCTCGCAAGCAGCGAGTACTTGCTCTCGGGTCACCGTGATCAGGCTGTCTACGGGCGTCTCATGCGGCGCAGAGAACGGCCACTCGTATGGTCTGTTGGTCTCTGGGTGCACGGCATAGGAGACGAACTGTTGCCCCTGTCCGAGCACCTCGATCGGGTGCATGGAGATCTTGGTGAACGGTTCATCAGTGCGGTACAGATACAGCGCCTTCGGTGCCTTGCCGATACGCATCAGCTCGGCTTCGCCCAAATGCTTTTGGAAAACCTTGCCCACCTCGACGGCGACCTCGGCTTCCAAGATATCAATATCGATGGCGATGACTTCGCCGCACAAGATACCGATGCCGCATCCCGGCCACTTAGACCAGAGATCGATGTGAACTTGCTGGACATTGACTTCGGTCCATCGAGCCAACTCACCCCAGCTCTTGCCGTCCCAACGTCCTGGACGTTTGGTTCCCGGCATAATCGGTATGATGCGGTAGCCCCCATCCATGAGCTTGGCACCATACTGTTGCATGTAGTTGTCAGACATTTTCGACTTGAACCTCGACTCGTTCCTCGCCGTACTGCTTCGAGGCCACGAGTTGTGCTACCACTGCGTCGTCGCTAAAGACAACGCCATTCAGCCCATCCATGATCGCCTTGACGATGTTGTCCAAGTCAGGACGAGAGATGTGCCACCCCGTTTTTTTCTTGTGTGCAAAGTATGCCGTGACCGTAACTTTGACTGGCCCTTCAAACATACTCTTGCCGAGCATAGCGATTTGCGCCAATGCCTTGATGTTCATCTCATAGATCTCGGTTTCGCGTGGCGTATAGGTCACAACCTTGCTTCCACGCTTTGCGAATCTAGGACGACCCTTTGGCATCGGCTTGCCATGAATCACGATGTCAATCATTACAACCCCGCTAACTTATAGATACGATCGACGATGTCATCCGGTGTCTCTGCCTTCTTGGTCAGGAACCGGCTCAATGTGTTGCGACTGATCCGAAGTTTCTTTGCCGCTGCCGAAAGCGTGAACCCTTTCCGGTACAACGAGACATAGATCTTCTCGCGATCGGTCATCTCCAGTTCATAGCGCAGACTTACTTGCCCCTTGGTTCTGCGCTCTATAATCTTCAGCCACTTGGGAGACGGCATCCTAGAGCCGGACGACCACCGGGTGACAGCGGCACGGGTACACCCGCACATGGCAGCAAATTGCTCATGTGTCAAGTGATTTCGTTCTAGCCATTCATTTAACGACATTGATCCTCCTTCGGATGGTGACATCTTGCCACCACTTGCATCCTGTCACAAGGGGTGTTACCTTTCTTCCGTCGGCATCCCCGACAAACACGTAAAACGGAGAACCTGTATGAGAACTGAAATCGAAATCGCTGATGAACTTTTCCAAGCAAAGCAAGATGAGCGCAAAGCAAACGAGCATCGAGTGGCGCTAGAAGAAGAGCTGATTACTATCCTCGGTAAGAGAGAGGAAGGTGCTAAGACGCACCAAGTCGGTGACTACAAGATCACCATCACGGGCAAACTCAAGCGCAAGATTGATTGGGACATGTTCGACAGCACCATCGCTGCTCGCATTCCCGAGAGCTTGCATCCCGTGAAACTCAAGCGCGAGCTTGATGAGACTGGCGTTAAGTACCTCGCCAATAACGAGCCGCAACTGTACAAAGTTCTGGCTTCAGCTCTGACTATTGAACCCGCCAAGACAGACGTAAAAATCGTCCAAGGAGTTTGAGATGGCTATATCACTAAGTAGTTTGAGAAAGACTGGTGTCGCCCGTCCGCCGCGCATTGTGGTGTACGGAACCCACGGCATCGGCAAATCCACCTTTGCTGCTAACGCACCGGCTCCGGTGTTCATCCAGACTGAAGAAGGACTCGATGCCATCAACGTCGATGCCTTTCCGCTGTGCACCTCTTACGAGGAAATGGTGGACGCGATCGGCGCACTGGCTAGCGAAGATCATGAGTTCGCTACCGTTGTCGTGGACAGCGCCGACTGGGCTGAGCAACTGATCCACAAGCGTGTCGCGCAGGACAATAACGTGGCGACGATTGATGCCATCGGCTACGGCCGTGGCTACAAGGCGGCTGCGGATTACTGGCGTCAGTTGCTCGATGGTCTCGACCATCTGCGTAACGAGAAGAACATGCAGGTGATCCTGCTCGCGCACACGCAGGTCAAGCGATTCGACGACCCGCTCGCTGACCCGTATGACCGTTACCAACTCGACCTGCATCACGGCAGCGCAAGTCTGGTTAGCGAGTGGTGCGACATCCTGATGTTTGCGAATCAGCAGTACAGCACCGTCAAGTCTGATGTTGGCTTTAACCAGAAGGTCACTCGCGCAGTCGGCAACGGTAACCGTGTGCTGTACACGCAAGAGCGTCCAGGCTGGCAGGCCAAGTCACGTTGGTCGTTGCCGGATTCGCTGCCGCTGGACTATGCAAAGTTTTCCGAGGCGCTTGCCTCATCGATGAACCAAGTAACTGGAGAGTAAAACAAATGGCTAAGTTAAACCTGAACCCCACCGAGTTCCAAAACCTTGAGCCGATGGGTGACAACAGCATCCTTCCTGCTGGCGAGTACGTCATGCAGATCGTGCAGTCGGATATCCGCGAGACGAAGGCGGGCACCGGTCACTACCTGTGGCTGGAGTTCGACATCGTCAAGGGCAACGTGCCGGCTGGCCGTAAGTTCTGGGATCGTCTGAACATCCTGAACCCCAACGAGACGACTCGTAAGATTGCCAACCAGCAATTGCTTTCGATCTCTCGTGCGGTAGGCATGGATCTGCCGCCGGATGATTCCGAGCGTCTGCACTTCAAGCCCATCAAGGTTGTGATTCGTCACAAGGAGAACAAGCAGGGAACCTTGGAAGCGCGTCCGGCATACCTCTCGGTATCCGATGCTACGCCAACGGCTGCCCCTGCTCCTGCTGCTGCCAAGCCGGCGGCTGCGAAGCCTTGGGAAAAGCACACTAAGTAAACAGGCGGCGCGGCACTCGGAGGCGTGATACCCGCCTAACCCCGATACAACCGAGTGTCGCGCCTCCCTTTGGGGGAACCATGGCCAAGATCCCGCAGACACAAGACCCGACGCTATCAGCCATCGATCTGATGATGGAGCGCGGGCAAGAAAGCCGTAGCCGAAACTATCTCGGTGCGTCATCCATTGGCGAGTCATGCGAGCGCAAGCTCTGGCTCGGATTCCGTTGGGTCAAGAAAGGTTTCATTGAAGCCGCTGGCCTGCGCAGGATTAATGATGGGCACAGGGGCGAGGATGTCGTTGCTGACATGATCCGTCTCGCCCCCGGCATCGAGCTGTCAACCGAGAAAGAACCCGGTGTGCAGCACTCCTTCGAGGATCTGGGTGGACACTTTCGCGGCAACTGCGACGGGCTGCTGACTGGCTTGATCCAGTCGCCCGAGAAGCTCCATGTGTGGGAGTGCAAGGTTGTCAATGAAACCAAGTTCAAGAAGTTGGCATCGCTTAAGATT